AGGCAGTCACTACTGACTACACCATTGCAACTGGTCGAAATGCAATGACGGCTGGTCCTATTACTATTAACAGCGGTGCAACAGTTACTGTCAGTGCCGGTTCTACTTGGGTTGTTGTTTAATTATGGCTATTAGAATTAACGGAGACAATACTACGGCTGCGCCGGGTATTACTCGTGGAGACGATACCGACACTGGTATTCAATTTGGTACAGATGAAGTCAGTATTGTCACTGGTGGAGTTGAACGGGCAAAAGTAGACAATGTTGGACGCTTTGATGTCAATAGTGGTTCTAGCGGCGTAATTTCTGCCAAGCAAAACACTAATAACGGTGGCTTTAATATCTACGAAGGTAAAGATTCTACAGGAAGCACGAAATTTTACGTCACCCACAACGGTAGAGTTGGTGCATCAGAAGGTGTAATTTTTGGCACTGATACGGCTGCCGCTAATATCCTTGATGACTACGAAGAAGGTACTTGGACGCCAACCATTACAAGCGGAGGATGGACTGGGTTTCAGACTATTTCAAACGCCAAATATACAAAAATTGGAAGACAGGTGACTGTTTACCTGTGGGGAGATGGCCTTCAAGGCACAGGAGATGGTACAGCGCTAAAAGTGGGAGGATTGCCGTTTACTTGTGCTACTAGCGGTTATGCACCTGGACCCGTTGATTTTGGTGAGTCAATTGATGCTGGAGCATATTGCAGGGTTGCATCAGCCAGCACTGCGGTCGACTTTTTTCGCGCCAGCGGTAGTGTTTCCACTAGCCGCGTCGCCATTGCTGGTAATAGGATTGGTAATGCTTATTTAATTTTTAGTGCCACCTACATTGTTGCCTAAACAAACTACAACCATTAAACAAATACAACAACTCATGGAGATTTAATGGCAATCACATTTCCAGCCAGTCCTTCTGACGGTGACGTATTCACCAATTCAACGACTGGCGTAAAATACATCTATAACGCCACTGACGGAGTTTGGAAGACACATGTCTGGCCAACTAACACTGATTACCTGCAGCTAAGTGGCGGCACATTGACAGGTAATCTGAGCCTTGGAACTAATGATCTGACGGCTCAAGATGTCACTGCTAGCGGTGCTATCTCTGCTAACAGTCTTTCTACAACTGCTGGTTTGACTGTCGGAAACGGGCTAACCGTTTCTGACGGTAACGTCGTGATGGCTAGCGGTCACGGCATTGACTTTAGTGCTACTGCTGATGGTAGTGGAACCACGCAAAGTGAATTGCTAGATAATTACGAGGAAGGACTTTGGTCACCGTACCTTTCTGGAAGTAATAGCGGTAGTGTAACTTCTTTTACTGAACGTTTAGGACATTACACAAGAATAGGAGATGTTGTAATTGCATCTTTTTACCTTACAAATCCAGGAAGCAATAGTGGCGTAAGTGGTAGTTGGCAAATCAATGGTTTACCATTCGGTGCAAGAGATTATGGAAATTATTATGGGTCTGGAGTAATAAGCTACATAAGAGGAGTGTCCTCTTCTGGATGGTTAGCTGTTTCAATTCGTCAAGACAGTGCCGCAAGAACATTTGCAGATTTGTATAACAACCCAAATAGCACTGCTGAAACGGCTTCTGTTTCAGGATCGGTTCCGTCAAATTTAATTTTGAGAGGAAACATTATTTACAGCGCAATTTAAATTTAACCCCCATTAAACCTATTTAATTACAAACGGATTATCTTAAAATGGCTTTTACCGAACGTCACGAACACAAAATTGAAATCATCCCTCCCTACAACATCCTTCAATGCCGTCGTGCAGACATCGTTGAAAAGGATGGCAAAGAGGTGGGTCGTACTTACCACCGCCACGTCAAGACTCCTGGTAGTGACATGACTGGTGAGTGCGCTGAAATGCAGGCAGTTGCTACTGCACTGTGGACTACTGAAGTTGTAGATGCTTACAACGCAATGATCGCTGCACAGGAGCTTCCTGGCGGAGGTGAGTGATGGGACTCAAACTAAATGGGGCAACGTCTGGTTCGATTGAACTGGACGTTCCCGACGATATTGGATCGGATCTAAACATCACCATTCCGGGTGCTGCTGGCACGCTTGATCGCCTTGAGCGTACTGGGAATATTTTGCAGGTCGTTCAAAGTCTAAAGACAGATGCTGAGAGTTATAATCTTGCAACTCTGGCAGTCAGTAGTAATATTATTGAACAGTCCATTACAGTATCAGCAAATAGTAAAGTTTTAATCATGTGTACGATGCATATGATGGCAACCACTCCGTCATACGGATTTGTATTGAATAGAGATGGTACAAATATTGGCATTGCTGATGCGGCTGGAAATAGATTTAGGTATTCGTCTGTTGGTTATTCTGACCCTGATAGACAAGACTCATGTCAACCCCTCAATACTATGTTTTTAGACACTCCAGGTAGTGCAGGTACGTTTACATACGGAGTAAAGATTAGACACATGAGTTCCGCCACTCAAACAGTTTTTGTGAACATGTTTGAAAATGATACAGATGCTACTAAAATAGGTCGTCCCATGTCTCATTTTACATTAATGGAGGTAGCAGGATGAAAATTAAAGCTACGCATCTTCTTTATCCAAACGCTGTGAGAGTTAGTAGCACTTACGGTGCATTTGATTCTGATGGGAATAAAATTGCAGTTGACGAGGCTGCTATTGCTGCCAAAGCTGCTGAACTTGAGATTGAATATCAATGGAAAGAACTACGTCAACAACGTAACCGCCTTATCGCGGAAACCGACTACCTGGCACTGTCTGACAGCACCCTGAGCGCTGAGATGGCTACTTACCGCCAAGCTCTGCGGGATCTTCCTGCAAACACTACTGATCCAGCCAACCCTGTTTGGCCTACTAAACCGGGAGGTTGAATATGAGCACAATCAAAGTAAACAAGATCGAAAACACCTCTACAACTAATGGAGGTATTGAGGTCGATACCAGTGGACACGTCACAATTGACGGTCAACAGTTGCCGACGGCTGGTCCGCTTAGTAATCGTAATTTGATTATTAATGGTGAAATGCAAGTAGCGCAGAGAGGCACAGGAGATTCTGGAGTAACTTCTGGTCCGTCTTGGGCAGCTGATAGATTTAGACTAGATATATCATCGTGTGGTACTTGGACAACAGCAAATACTACATCAAATTTGCCTGACGGTTTTTCAAATAGTATTAAAGTTGATTGCACTACTGCAAAAGCTACTCTGACAGGAACAAATAATTTGTTTTTTAGTCAGTATGTTGAAGCTCAAAATTTAACACATCTTGGCTATGGCAGCTCTGCCGCAAAACAAATTACACTATCATTTTGGGTTAAATCAAATAAAACTGGTGACTATGTAGTTGAACTAGATCATGGAGATGCTGCTACTTTTAATGGCATTAAATATACAATTAATTCAGCAAACACCTGGGAGTATAAAACTTTAACTTATATTGGAGACACTTCAAACGCTATCAATAACGACAATGGTGCAGGTTTATTTGTCCAATGGTGTCTTGCTGCTGGGCCAACCCTTTCAAGTGGAACGTTTCAATCAAATACATGGCAAACAACTACCGCAAATCGTTTTGCTGGACAAACAAATTTAGCTGATAGTACTGACAACGAGTGGTCAATCACAGGCGTCCAACTAGAAGTAGGTTCCAAAAGTACACCTTTTGAACATCGGAGCTATGGTGATGAGCTTCAGAGGTGTCAAAGATATTACTTTAAAATGGGTACGTCTTTTTCTATGCACGGACACCAATTAACTACAAATGATAATTATAAACGTAATTATTTTGCATTTCCGGTAGAAATGCGTGATACGCCTGATTGCAATGGTGTCTCTACTATTAGTGCTGGATCTTTCGATGCAGGCATTCCAGTTTATTCGGGAACAACAACTTTTGGCATTATTGGTACGGACGGTACTGCTACCTCATATACTACTACTACTGCATTTGATGCTGATGCGGAGCTTTAATTATGTATCAACTTCTTCCAATTGATCCTCTAACTGGACAAGAGCGTCAATTAGTAAAATGCCTTGATGATGGTAGGTTTATTCCTACTACGCCTGGAAATACTAATCGGCGTTATTTACAATACCTTAAATGGCTAGACGAAGGCAACGAACCACTACCCGCAGATGAATCATGATTATCTCTATTATTCGTCCAATCCTTTTTCAATTCCTGCAATCTGAACGTGTCAAAGCGTTGATCGTTGAGATGCTGGAGAAACTTGCTGAGTCAACTGATAATGATGTTGACGACAAAGCAGTTGAGTTTATTCGTAACGGTCTCTTCCCTAACAAGTAATGGAGTGGGGAGAACCACCCGTATTCCCGTCTATAACGCTCCCTGAGCCGCTTCAATTACCTGTTCCGGTACTGGAGGTACCAAGGGCTGATTTGCCCTCTTATACGCCCCTTGTGGTGCCTCCTGCAGACCTTAGACCACCTCCGGGTATTGAAGCTGAACCAGCACGGGAACAACCCGAACAAACTACACCTAAACCACCCGCTATACCCATCCCACCTCCACCACAAACGCCTCAGATACCTGAGGTAAATACCTTTGAAGTACCGGGTACTGATATTGAAGTACCTGTACCTAGTGGAGAGATTTTGGTTACAGCGGCTACAACAGCTTTTGTTTCAGTTGCTGCCACCCTAACCGCTACTTCACTGTTTAAACACCTAGTTAGTTTATTTAAACCCGTATTTAAACAGGCATGGAACAAGATAACAAAAAAGACGGACTCATCAAATTCCTTGTCCTTGTCTGGTCCGCCGGACTCCTCACCGCATCATACGCAGGATGGATGAGTAAAATGGATCCGACTTATGTTGCTTCTATTTTATCTGGTACCTTGGCAACTTTTTCAATCACTCGTGAAAAAAACAAATGAAGAAATTGATTCTGCTGATGCTGTTGGCAGCACCTGTGTCGGCTCAATCCGTCACACCTAATTTTACACAAGGTAGTATGCAATCTACTACTACAACTACAATCGATATTGACCGTACGATTGCCACTGAAGTGTACGGTGGAGCTTATAAATCATGGTCTGGAACCAACGTAACACCAAGTGGTTCAATCGAAGATTCTTCAACAACGTTCTCAGTAACCACTGCTGGCGATCCCTTTCAACTGGAGATTACAGAACGGACAGCCGGGGTAATCGAAACAATCGACATCACCGAAACAATCCAACAAGTCTCTACCACTACTTCCTTGTCAGTCTTCTCGCAGTAACACCTGCGTATGCTGAGGAACCTACGGTACAGAACAGTGCGTCACCTGTAGCTGCTGCTACGGGTAACGTTACTAATCAAGCTGTACAATTCCAAAACAATGGTGCACCAAGCCGCCAATATTTTGTAAATGGTAACTCATGTAACGGGACTACTATGACATTCCAACCATTCTATATGGGTGGTGATGTTCATACCGATAGTTACCAACGTACAAGTAATTTTGGAGTGCAGGTTGGCTTTTCTGTACCGCTAGATGGTGGTATGGTAGAAACCTGTAAACAAATTGCGCGACGGCATGAACAAAAGATGCGACTGGACTACGAACTTGTCCGAGCATTGAAGTGCACTGAGATAATGAAAGCTGGCTTCACATTTCGACCCGGTAGTCGAGTAGAGGTGTTATGCCACGACATCGTACCTATTGTATCTCTTATCAATGATTGAAGCTGGTGTCTCAGCACTTGTGGCAGTAATTGCTGGCGGTGCTGCTATTACAAATCGACTACATAGTCGTATAAATGAATTGGATCGTCGTGTTGACGCATTTGAACTTCGTGTTGCAACAGATTATGTTCCTCAAGAACAGTTTGGTGTCGCAATGAAGAAAATGGAAGATCACATGATCCGCATCGAAAACAAACTTGATCAAATGCTTCTGAAAAATGGCTAACTCAAAGAAAAAAGTTGACAAAAAAGCTTTTGGCTCTAATTTTAAAACTGCACAAGCTGGTCCAGGTTATCGTCCGCGACCAGGTAGCGATGCTGGTGGTCATACAGGACGTATGGGAGAACCAATTAAATGGCCGCCGCCGCCGGTTAAAAGGGTTTGAATATGGCTAAAAAGAAAGCAACTGAAGACCAATTCAATGAACTTCACAACCTTGTCACAAAAGAATTTTTGGCTAGAATTAAGTCTGGCGAGGCTTCTACTGCGGATCTAAAAGCAGCTTGTGATTGGCTAAAAACCAATGACATTAGTGGGGTCGCTTTTGAAGGCAGCCCTCTTGATAAACTTGCAGCAGTAATGCCTACTGTTGACCCTGAACTTGTCCAACGGAGGCTTTATGGCCCGAAAGTCTAAGTATAGTGGCGCTAAATACGCCAACGGTAATTACAAATCGTATCAAAAAAAGTACGACAGTTCTAAACTACAGATCAACAAACGTACTGCATTAAATAAGGAGAATCGCAAACGTGGCACTTACGGTAATGGCGATGGTAAAGATGTATCCCACAGAAAGAATGGTAAAACATTCCTCGAAGCAGCATCTAAAAACCGAG